AACTTTTAGGAAATCATCTGGTTCAGATAGTGTCACCTCTATCATTTTCTCTGGTGACCACTGGTATTCTGGTTCAACAACGCTCATCTCAATCCTCCAGTATCAAGTTTTTTACTAATAAATGTTAGTTGTTTATCTGTGAGAAGAGGTAGGGCTTGCTTGGCTTTTTCTGTACTATAACCATAGTATGATTTAACCAATTCAAGGTTTTTCAATTCATCTTTTCTTACCCAAGGAGAAAATCTCTTCTTGGATCTCAATGTATTTAGATAAAAGTCATACTGTAACTTCTTGTCTAGATTGGGATTTAGATTCATCTCATTAGCAAACATGACTGCATCAAGATGACCTGCCATACATTTGTTGACAATGAATGCAGGGTACTTTGATTCTAAAAGAGAATCTTCATCAATAAGATTCTTCTTAGAACTGTTGATAGTATTGAGCCAGTCTTTTAATTCCAATGTCGGATCACCCCTGCAATAATAAAACAATTAGTAATGAGATAAGAAATGAAAATAATAGAACGTACCAGAACAATGTAATTGTCGTATCGTTTAGTCTTTTCATCAGAGAAACTACCCAGTGCATACTTCCATACTCTCCACAGTTTTGTCATGTAAGTTCAATAATTTTATCCTTCCAATACTGACGATCCTCTTCAGAGATCCAAGGATTATGCTTCTGTACATATGCATAGTCCAACCACTGTTTAGTAGTCCAATCTTTCTTTGGTCCTAGATGATCTTTGAGTGTCATCTATCCATTATACGTTCTTTCATCTCTTCTGTCCAGTTGTCATAATATCCTGTCTTTTTCAATTCTTCTCTAGCATCTTCCAAAGGTTTTCTTTTCTGTACTAACAACATACATAACTCACCTTGGTTTACTATAACACCAGCAACATCTTCTACAAGATCTGGAGTCTCTTCTAAAAATAAAAACTCTGGATACTGTTCATTCAACTTAGCTGCTAGGTTTTCTAACTCTGGGCAGGTAGGAAGAACAGCATGTTGAAAGAGATATATTATAACTTCCTTGTTCCATATATCAAGATCCTTACGAAGTTGCTCAAAGGATACAAATTCTTTTACTTCAACATTACCATCTAACCATGCCCTCTTAGCATAAGGACATGGTGGTAGATTATCAAATGCAGAACTAGGTTTACTTAGGAAGTTTAGTATCCAATCCTCAATCTTTGAATGGTCTGATGATAATTTGGTTGTTGTCATAATCAGGAATAAATTCAAGTGGGATATCATGTTCCCACATTAGTTCTTCATAAAGAGTATTTAAACGATCCATATCTTCATACAGATCATTTATGTGTCGAAGATCATCACTCATGTGTCAGACTCCACATGGGAATTCCATTCTAAGAATGATGACTGTAAGTTTAGAGGTTCGGGATCTTTGATACCTTTCATTTTTTTCCACTTACCGTATAGTGCTTGCAATATCCATGCCTGAGATAAACTTTTAGGTCCGTTCTCAAGTAATTCAAGTTGCTTTTTGTTACTAACATAAGCTTTATATTCTTCCCTCCAATTTTCATCATATCCAGGAGGTTGTTTAGTCATGGGGGTACTCTACATCCTTTATATATTTTTTGATAACCTCTAACTGATCATCATACCTTGCTATCTTATCTAACTCTATTCCTATTGCCTCAGTGATGTCAGAATGCTCTCCTATACCAACAGGGTGGGTAAGATAAACTTCCACATTGGCAAGATGCTTTTGGATCTCTCCACTAGCATGTGCTTTCATTGCATTGATTAATTGTTTTCTCATGGATGGAACTGTTTTTGAAGGATGGATTCTGCAAAAGATTTTGCTTCTTTATTCTTAGAAATGAATTCGGTCATCCAAATTCTTTCTTCTAAAGTAACTGGTACTCCATCTGTTGTAACCATTCTACAACAGATATCTGTTAGGTCAATCATAATTTAGCAATACCAATTCTTTACGACTTCTCTGTGCCTTAGTATAGGAAGCAGTGGATCTCATTGTGTATGTATGCTCATATTCTATAGACTTCCAATCTTTGAAACGATCCTTAATCAATTGAGATGAGTTGTAACTCACCAACAAATCTTGCTTACATTTACCACACTCTTCAGAGAACTCTTGATGACTAAAGTACTTATGCATATCACCTTTCTTACCATAGAGATGTGATCCTATCTCGTATGGTGGATCCAAATATATGAAGGCATCTTTTACCTTAGTCTGAACTCCACTTAGAAGGAACTCGTAGGAGTAGTTTGTAATCTTCCAGTGTTTAATGATGGATTGATATCCGCTAAGTTTTTCAATTCCTCGAACGGAGAAGTTTGAATCGGAGGCTTGTTTTGAGAAGGAACTCGCCTCAGTGAGACCAGAAAAACTACACTTATTAACAACATAAAAACACACTGCACGGTGTTGATTGGATAATGAGTGATCATCAACTTCTTCTTTACATTGGATAAAAAGTTCTTTGGCAGTATCATGGTCGTTATGTTTTGCTTTCAATTCTAATAATTTATCTTCCATACCCTTCCCATCGATCTGTAATTGTGACCAAAAGTTATACAATGGTTCGTACAGATCGTTTACCCATACAAGTAAATCAGGGTACTGTTTAGTTACCCACAAAGCAACAGAACCACCTCCTAAGAAGGGTTCTCTAAATTGATAGTAACCTTTCAAGTCAGGAAAGACCTGACTCATCTTAGTGATTGCTCTACTTTTTCCGCCTGGATATCTTAGAGGAGTCTTTAGACTTTTTAGTGTCGTCACTGTAAACCCCCATTTGTGAGAGTAAAATGTTTAGCCATACTATAGAAATGATAAGAACAAGTAGTTCAAAGATAGGTGTTGGGATCAAAGTAATCCTCCAATGTGATTTTTGGTGCCCAGTCAAGCATATTATTTGCTCTCTCTATATTAGCAAGAGTTTCTCTTGCTTCACCAGGTCGTTCAGGAATCGTTACAGTATCGTCTGATATAAAAGAAGCAACCTCATTGACTGAATAGTTAGTTCCAGTACCGATGTTAATCGTAACACCAGAAAAGTTTGTCATCATAGCATTGAGGTTTGCCTGTGCAACATCATAAACATGAGTATAGTCTCTACGTTGCTCACCATCTCCAACTATAGTCAAAGGTTCACCACGTTTTGCTTGCTCCTCGAAGAGTCCTATCACTGGTGCATACTGACCTTTTAGTGGTTGACGTGGACCGTAGACATTGAAGTACCTCAAGGTGATAGTCCTGAGTTTGTACAGTCTGTAGTACATGTGACATAGAGTTTCTGCTCCAACTTTACTTGCAGAGTAATGATTGAGACAATCAGTCTGCATTGTTTCTTCTAATGGTGGGTCATTCAACAGACCATAAGAGGAAGATGTAGAAGAATTGATAAACCTTCTAGCACCTACTTGTCTTGCACATTCTAACATATTATACGTACCTAGGTAGTTTGTTTCCAAACATTCTCTAGGATTCTGCATAGCAAGTTGAATTCTACTACGTGCTGCTAAATGAAAGACATATTCTACCCCGTCAAATAGTGGGCGGCAACTATCAAAATCACGAATGTCAACAACGTGATTGTCTGCGTGATCATCATACCAATTGAATGCCTCATTAGATTCAGCAGATTCATTATCGATAACAACTACTTCATGATTATTATGAAGTAACTTACCAACAACATGGGATCCTATAAACCCTGCTCCACCAGTTACTAAACATTTACTCATTGTGTTTATGCCTAGGGTTGTGCTTTTCCTTAGTAGTTATAAAAGGTCGTTTACCTTCATGCCCATGAGCAATACCTAATTCATGCATCTTAGCATGTTCATCAATCTGATCTTTCAGTTCTTCTTTACCTGGTCCAAAGGTAAGATATAAACCCCAACCAACTAAGAAAAATAACAGTAATACAATGACAACTATTATCCCATACTTGGGATCTAAGTTTCCATGAGGGATGATTGCTCCCTTACATTCATTCCATGTACCAGGTAAATGATAAACTGGTGGGCATGATAAAAAAATCATTTAGGTAATACCTCCACTTGTACTGGTTTACTTAGGTAATCTGCAAGTCTAGTATATGCATAAGCAGTAACAACTTGCGGTACTATGAATGCTATCATAGCAACTATCCAAAAGAAATAGTAATAGTTTTCTTTAGTTTGGGTTCGCATTTTCATAACGCTTTTGTGGCTTACAGTTTTTTACGTAATTAGTTGCCTTTATCATAATGTCAACATCTTCATTCAAGAAACCAATAGCAGAGTTACATTTGAGACATAACCAACCACGAAATTCTCCTGTTTCATGGCAATGATCTAAAGTCATTCTTCTATCAGTTGCTCCACAAATGTCACAACAATCAGGCATAGGATGCAAGCTCTTAAGATTAGTTGTACATTCTCTTAGGATCTTAAAGCAGGTCTTACATGATTTTGCAAGTCTATCTTTTGTGCTTCTATTCTTATCAAAATATTGTTCAGGTAATACCTGACGACATTCTGAGCATTGTTTAGTTTTTACATTGATAGGTGTTTTAATTTCACCTAACCATTCTTCTAAACTCATTTGAACTCACAGTTGCACATAATTTCAGTCAATGCTGCTAAGAGATTTATCTCTTGATCAGCAACAAAAGCAGATTGGTATTGGTATTTCGCAATAATCAATACTGCTTCTGGTATTGACTTAGGTTTCATAGACTCATAGATTGAATCATAAACCTTTCTAAGTATAGCATTAGAATCGTTATCTAGGTTCTGAACTATCCATTTCCTGACATTCTGAAACTCCTTATTCTTCAGAAATGATACTAAGTCTTTTAGATTTACATTACTGTTTGCAAGTATACCTGTGTCTATCGTTCCACCTGCAGAATATCTCTGACATTCATTTAGAACTCTTCTCCAATCAGGGAAGTGTTTATGTATCAACTGTGCTGTAACTT